AATAAAAAATTAGAAGAAAACTCAGAAGAAAAAGCTGTGGCTAAGGAAGAAAAATATATAAAAAGTCAGATTGTAGGATCTGACAGGTACAGAAACAGAGCAGACATTCTGAATGTATTGCTTGAAGATAATACGGATTATACACTATCTGAAATAGATAAAAAGTTAAAAGATTTTTTAGGTAAGGAGGTTAAATAATGGCATATGGTGGAGGTACATGGCTTGTACAGAATAAAGTTTTGCCAGGAACGTATATCAACTTTATAAGCAAAGAAAGGGCTGAACTTGTATTCTCTGACAGGGGATATGCAGCACTTGGCGTGGAACTTGACTGGGGGACTGATGGAGAAATATTCAAGGTTGAGAACGGAGATTTTATTGAAAACTCAATGAAATATTTTGGGCACTCATATGATTCTGATAAACTGAAAGGATTAAGAGATTTCTACAAGTACGCCCAAACAGGATACATTTACAAGCTTAATACGGGCGGTGCCAAAGCGTCAAATACATTTGGAACAGCCAAGTATACTGGAGAAAGAGGTAATGATATCAAAATATCGGTACAGGCAAATGTGGATAACGCTTCACATTTTGACGTCATAACTTTTGTTGATGGGGAAAAAGTGGATGTTCAAACAGTTGCCACTGCAAAGGATTTAAATAACAATGACTTTGTAATTTTTAAATCAGATGCAACTCTTACGGCAACGGCAGGGACTCCTATGACAGGAGGTACAAACGGGACTGTAATAGGTTCATCGCATCAGTCGTTCCTGGATAAAATTGATAAATATTTTATAAATACCTTGATATGCAACTCAAATGAGAAAACAATCAAGGATTTATATGTGCAGTACACAAAAAGAATGAGGGACAAGGCGGGAGCAAAATTTGTATGTGTCGTTTACCGTGCAACAGATCCTGATTATGAAGGTGTGATTAATGTAAAAACGAAGACACTGGATTCAGATTTTCCTGAAAACTCGGCAGTTTACTGGGTTGGAGGGGCTGAGGCTTACTGTGCAGTCAACAGAAGTTTGACTAATACAAAATATAACGGAGATTTCAAGCTTGAAGTAAATGAAACTCAAACAGAACTGGAGCTCGCTGTGAAGGCAGGATATTTCATATTCCATAAAACTGGAGATGAGATAAGAGTGCTAAAGGACATCAATTCTTTTGTATCGTTTGTGAAAAGGAAGAACAGGGACTTTTCATTTAGCCAGGTCATAAGAGTATTAGACCAGATAGCTGTAGATGTAGCAACAATATTCAATGGAACGTATCTCGGGTCGTCTAACAATACTTCATATGACAGGAATGATTTGAAAAAAGACATAGGAAAACATCATGAAACCCTTGAAGACTTAAGAGCAATAAGGGATTTTAATGAGGAGACAGATATAACAGTCGTTGAGGGTGAAACAAGGGAAAGTGTACTGGTTACGACAAACGTACGGCCAGTCGTTGCAATGGAAAAACTTTACATGAATGTAATCGTAAGCTAGAAAGGAGAGTGAGAATAGATGGCAGATACAGCTATCATGAAAGGTAAGGACGCCATATCGGGGAGCCTTGCCAAATGTTTTGTAACAATTGGGAACAAAAGATACAGTTTCATGCAGGCAATCAATGTTAAGGCTGAAATGGAAAAAACTAAGGTTGAAGTACCGATTTTAGGAAAAACAGGAAAAGGTAACAAGGCTGCAGGATGGAAAGGGACAGGAAGTGCGACATTCCATATGAACACCTCTATTTTCAGGGAATTGTTACAGGAATACACTAGAACAGGAAAAGACGTATATTTTGACATGCAGCTTGTGAATGAAGATCCTACGGCATCAGTCGGAAAACAAACTATAATGCTTATAGATTGTAATCTTGACGGAGGGATAATTGCACTGTTTGATGCAGATGCGGATTATCTGGAAGATGAGTTTGACTTTACATTTGAAGACTGGAAGATAGTCGACAAATTTACGGATCTTGATGGAATGAAATTATAGCAGGGAGTTTAAATGCTCCCTTTTTTTTAATTATAAAAATAACAGGAGGATAATATAGATGAAGGATTTAAAATTTTTTTTAAGACAAAATGCGACATTACCAAAAAATGAGGAGGTGGAAGTTACACAAAGATTCAAGGATGAAAACGGAAACCCTATAAAGTTTGAAATAAAACCCATCTCAAATGAGCTGGACGACGAACTGAGAAAGCAGAATACAAGACAGGTAAAAAGAGCCAAAGGGGTATATGTACCTGAACTGGATAACCAGGGTTACCTTGCAGATATGACTATAAGGGCAGTAGTATACCCTGATCTGAATGATAAGGAACTGCAGGATTCATGGGGGGTAATGGATGCAAAAGAACTTATAAACGCCATGCTTTTACCAGGGGAATACAATGTGCTGCTTCAGGCGATACAGCAACTAAACGGATGGGATCTGTCACTTGATGACATCAAGGAAGAAGCAAAAAACTAATCGAGGCAAACATAGCAGAATATAACTATGCGTATTACTGCTTACATAAGCTTAAGATAAGGCCAAAGGAGTTTGCCGAAATGGATATATATGAAAAGGGATTCATAATGGCCTGCATAGATTTGAAGGTCAAGAAGGAAAAGGAAGAAGAAAAACAGGCTAAAAGAAAGGCACGCCATAGAAGACGCTAGGAGGTGAGATTATGGCGACAATTCAGAACAGTATAGTGTTGAACGACAGAATGACTCAGACATTTACAGCAATTAACAGAGCTATAGAATCAACAATAAACGCCATCTCAACTCTTGGTGGTAAGAATGTTAACATAAATACAGCAAACCTAATCAATGCAAGGCAACAGCTTGCAATTGCTGAAAATGAAATGCAGAACATGGTCGGAACATCCCAGCAACTGAACAATAATTTAAGTAAAACTAAGGGCATAGTCGGGGAGATTGTTGGTAAACTTAAGACGGCATTCGGACTTGCGGCGGTTGTCATGGCGACGAAGAAGACGATAGAATTATCAGATCAGAATGCTCAGATAACGGCGAGATTAAATCTTGTATCAGATGCACCTGAACAATTAAAGAAACAGATATACCAGTCAGCAAATGACGCACGGGTCGCATATACGGATTCAATGAATCAGGTGGCAAAGCTTGGACTTCTTGCCAAGGATTCATTTAACAATACAAATGAAATTGTCAAGTTCACGAATCTTATGAACAAGGCATTTAAAGTTTCAGGAACCGGTGCACAGGAGGCAACGAGTGCAATGTACCAGCTGACACAGGCTATGGCTGCAGGAAAACTTCAGGGAGACGAATTCCGTTCGGTGATGGAAAACGCCCCTATGGTGGCACAGGCAATAGCGAAATACATGAATGTTCCCTTGGGGCAACTGAAAGAGTTAGGTGCAAAGGGTCAGATAACAGCAGATATTATCAAGAATGCGTTATTCAATGCAGGTGATGAGATAAATGAGAAATTCAAGACTCTGCCTCTCACATGGCAGGATGTATGGGTACAGGCTAAAAATTTTGCGATAAGGCAACTGGATGGAGTGCTGCAGAAAGTGAATCAGGTGGCAAATTCAAAGGCATTTCAGTCTTTTGTGAATAGTGCAAAAATAGCATTTTTTGGACTTAAGACTGTAGCCGAAGGAGTCTTTAACGGAATAGCGGCCGCAGGAAAATTCATAGCCGATAACTGGACAGCAATAAGTCCAATCATATGGGGTGTAACGGCCGCACTTATTACATATGTGACATGGCAGGGAATTTCGACTGCATTAGACTGGTTAAATGTTGCGGCTAAAATTGCGTTAAATGTGGCAACTACAATTTTATCAATTGCAAACGTGGCACTTACATTTGCAGTTTCAGGATATGCGGCAGCTCAGGCAAAGGCGAATGCAACAGCATGGCTCTTTCCTGGAACATGGATTGCGGCAATTATAATAGGGCTTATCGTTGCAGTTCTTGCTTTGACGGTGGTAATAGTCCAGTGGGCTACAGGTACTCAGAGTGTACTGGAAGCGATAGGCGGCATGTTCTACTGGTTAGGAGCGGTCATTTACAATATAGGGGTCACAATCATGAATATCCTTATCATTGCAGTAACGGCTGTAATACTGGTGTTTATTATGCTCGGAGCGGTGGTAGCAAATGTTTTTATAGGTATATGGAACACCGGGGTGTGGCTTGTGAATGCACTTATTCAGGCGTGGTACTGGCTGGCAAATGCCGCAATCATGGCATGGGTATGGTTAAAGGTTACAGTAAGCAATATACTAGCATCAATTTATAATTTTTTTATTGATATAGCAAATGGATTTATAAAAGGTTTTAATAAACTAGGAAAAGGTGCGGTAGACACGGCAAACGGATTTCAGGATGCGTTTTTTAGTGCCATAGATGCGGTTGCCAAGTTTGCACAGGACTTCATTAACGGCTTTCTTAAGGGACTAGCTGAAATAGGTAAAGTAATAGATTCAGTTGCAGGAACGCATTTTGGTAATGCAGGTTCAGTGAACTTCAGCATTAACAAAGGTGAAAGGGCTACATGGAAGGACATTGGGCTTCTTGAGAAAAAATCCATGAAAGAATTTGATAGTACGGATTTTAAACAGAAACAAGCACCAAAATTTGGATATGCGGGATTTATCGACCCGTCTGGGGCAATGGATATAACAATAGACGGAGCTTCAAAACTTGCAAATGGAAAATTCAAAGATTTAGGAAAAGCATTTGATGATGGTAAAAGTGACACAAGGAAAGGAATTCAAGGCATAACCGATACATTCAACAATTACAAAGATAAGTTAACGGGAAAAGATAAACCGGTCGGAAATGACGGAACTGGAAAAGATAAAAAAGATGGTGGAGGCGGAAAAGATCCGAATAACAAAAAAACTGCAGACAATACTAAAAAAATGGCAGACAAGATGGAGGATATGGATGAAGACATGAAGTATCTGAGGGATATTGCTGAAAAAGAGTATGTAAACAAATTTACAACCGCAGAGGTGAAAATAGATATGACAAACTATAACGATATTTCGGAGCAGGTGGATGCAGAAGATTTCATGGACAGGCTCGGAGAAAGAATAGCCGAACATGTGCATACTGCGGCAGAGGGGGTGCATGACGATTAATGAGGACACATGGGTATATTTTCTACGTTGATAAAATTTTGTTGCCGGTATCCCCGGCATCCGTCGATGTATCACACAAGAACATGAATGAGGTAATAAAGCTTATAAATGATGCAGAATTTAATCTGCTGAAACAGGAAGGGTTAAAAGAGATAAGTTTTAAGTTCATGATTCCTTCCCAACGATATCCTTTTGCCAGATATCTTGGATTTTATCAGAAACCGAGTTACTTCCTGGACAAACTTAAAAATCTAAAAAAAAGGGCAAAACCATTCCAGCTGATAATAATAAGGAACTATCCGAATTCAGGACGGGCATATTTCAACACTAATCTAAAAGTATCCTTGGAAGACATAAAAATTGAAGAAAATGCTGAAGAGGGAATGGATGTATATGTCGATGTGACTTTTAAGGAGTTTATAGATCCACGTCCAAAAGTATACAAGAAAAATACTGATGGTACTGTAAGTGCAGAAAATCAGAGATGGACAGATAAAATTGAAAAGAAAATATGCAGTACAAAATATGGAGAAAAGCTGTGGCAGATAGTGAGGCGTGAAACAGGAGGACTGGATCAGCTTGAAACGGTTATGGAAGTGAATGGGATTTCCGCGGTCACAAATGCGTTGTCAGATAAACTGAGGTTGTGGTAGAAATGTTTGAAAAATTAAGTAATAAAATAAAATCATTCATGTCAAAGCCGGCTGAAGAAAAATATGAAATGGAAAAGGACATAGAACTTATTATTGCAAGTCAAAGTACCGAGACTGTAATATCGCCTCTTGTGACAGACAGTATTGAAGTGTCGTGGGAAAGAAAGGCAACACCTGGGAAAATGACCTTCAAAATGATATTCGATGAAAGGGTTCAGGAAGGTGATCAGGTAAGTCTCAAATATCGAGGACAGAACATGTTCCTGGGTTATGTTTTTGTCAGAAAAATGACAAAGTCTAACATAGTAAGTATAACTGCGTATGACCAGCTCAGATATCTGAAAAGTAAAGCATATTACGTCTTTAAAAGTAAAAAGGCAAGTGATATTGTCAAGCTTATAGCAGAGGATTTTAAACTTACATGCGGAGAGATTGAGGATACGGGTCATGTATTTGAAAAAAGGCGTGAAGATGGAACATCCCTGATTGACATGGTACAGGGGGCTTTAAGTGAGACTTTGAGGCTTACAGGAAAAAGATATGTAATTTATGATGACTATGGGAAGTTGACTTTAAAGGAAACGGAAAAACTTAAATTGGAGGATCTGATTTTTGACAACACGTCCGGGAAAGATTTTGACTTTGAGGTAAGTATAGACAAGGAGACATACAATCAGGTGGTACTTGACTATGTGAACGATGAAGAAAAAAAACTTGAAAAATATCAGGTGTTTGACAGTGCTAATATAACAAAATGGGGACTTTTACAGTATTTTGAGAAAATTAATAAAAATACAGCAACTGAAGCAGAAAGAAAAGAACGTGCGGAGAAAATGCTAAAATATTACAATCAGAGAACAAAGTCATTCAAACTGAAGGGAATATTCGGGGATACCAGAATCCGTGGGGGCTCTTCTTTTATTGTATTTATGGATGTTGCTGAGTTCAAACTGGCGAATTATATGCTGGTAGACAAAGTTACGCATAAATTTGGTTTTAAAGAGTATTTTATGGATCTTGACCTGGAAGGAAAAATAGGAGAGGAGGAAGGACACAGTGGCGAAGTTAGAACAAGCTCTGAAACTGATGATAAATAATGCTGTTGAATACAACAAGCCGTGCGAGATTTACGCAGGGAAAGTCAAAACTGTATCCCCCCTGACAATCCTGCTTAATATAAATGTTCCTGTATTAGAAGAAGACGAGCTGATACTTACGCATCTTGTGAAGGATTATGACGTTGACATAACTGTAAGTCATGAAACAGAGGAGTTTGAACTTATTGAAGGTGCGATGACCGACATAAAAAAACATAAGCATGAGTACAAAGGGCGTAAAAAAATAACAATTCATAACGGGTTGAAAGTCGGAGAAGGTGTGCTTTTGATAAGACAACAGGGAGGTCAGAAATTTATTATTCTTGACAGAATTGATAATCCACAGACTGAAGGTGAGTGGTTATGATACCGAAAATTAAAACAAGTGCAGACATAACAGTAAAAGAATTAGCAACAAAAACACACAGGATGGAACTGTATGAAGGTAATTACATTCTCGGATTCGTTGATAGTCTGAAGGCTATGGAACAGGCTATTTATAAAATTATAAGAACGGAACGTTATAAATATATTATATATTCCTGGAACTATGGAATTGAGTTGGAAGACCTGTTTGGAATGCCTGTTGAATACTGTGTCGTGGAACTGGAGCGTCGAATATCAGAGGCACTATTACAGGATAACAGGATAACAGCAGTTAATGGATTTGAATTTGATACTGAAAGCGAGAGAGGAATAATTCTGATTAAGAAATTCATCGCAGAAACAGTATTTGGAGAAATTCAGATTAATGATGGACTGTCAGTAGCGATAATCTAGGAAAGGAGGTAGATGCATGTTTGAGGTAATGACATACGAACAGATAATGGAGCGGATGCTGGTAAGAGTTCCAAATAATCTTGATAAGCGTGAAGGTTCAGTCATATGGGATGCATTAGCTCCTGCAGCAATGGAACTGGAAAGCCTATATTTTGTTCTACAGGATTTTATAAAAGAAACATTTGGGGACACGGCTAGCAGGCCGAATCTGATAAGAAGGGCAAGTGAAAGAGGGATAATACCTTACAGGGCAAGCAAGGCAATTCTGAAAGGTATTTTTGACATAGAAATACCACTGGGTAGCAGATTTAATTTGGACGAACTGAACTACACGGTCACAAAATTTTTACAGCATAATACTGGTACAAATCTGTATGAGTATCAGGTTGAATGTGAAACTCCCGGAAGGGACGGAGGAAGAAAAACAGGAAATATAATCCCGATTGATTATATAAACGGGTTAGGTAGGGCTGAAATAACGGAACTTTTAATTCCCGGACAGGATGAAGAGGAGACAGAAAAGTTACGGCAACGGTACTTTGACAGTTTTAACATGAAGGCATATGGAGGGAACATATCTGACTATAAACTTAAAGTGCACGAAATCGAGGGTGTAGGAGCTGTCAAGGTGACACCAGTATGGAATGGCGGCGGAACTGTTCTGCTGACCATACTTGACAGTGATTTTAATCAGGCAAGCCCTACTCTGATTAAAAAAGTACAGGACACAATGGATCCAACAAAAGATGCAAGAGGTCTCGGAGTCGCCCCGATAGGTCATATCGTTACAGTACAGGGTACAGGCAATGTGGCAATTAATATACATACAAGCATCACGTTTGAGCCTAATTTCTCATGGCCACTCGTAAAACTGAAGGTCGAGGAAGTGGTAAAGAACTACTTGCTTGAACTGAGAAAAACATGGGCTCTGAAAAATGAAAAAGTAAGTAACAATCTAGTTGTGAGGGTGTCACGTATAGAGGCAAAAATACTCGACATAAATGGGATTTTGGATATACAGAACACGACAATTAATGGAAGTTCTAACAATCTGCAATTGACCGAGTATCAGATTCCTGTATGGGGAGGTATCACAGTATGACGATTTTAGAAAATATTAACGTCAACCTGCTATCATACCTCCCTCAGTTTATGCAGGAGTACAGGGAAATAAGGAGCATAATGGCATCAGAAGAACCTGAACTGAGGTTATTGTGGGAACTGCTCAGAAAAGTATTTAATAACCAGTTTATTCAATATTGTGACGAGGATGGGATAAGTAAGTTTGAGGAAATGCTGGGGTTACACAGGTACGAAAATGATACGCTGGAAATTAGAATTTTCAGGGTACTGACTTATTGGAACGATCAGATACCTTACACTTGGCGGGTACTTGTGAACAGAATGGACCAGCTATGTGGTGCTGGAAACTACGAACTGAGGCCCGATTTTAACGTGTATGAGCTTGGAATCACTACTAAGTTTGATGATGCGAAAAAATATGATGAACTGAATAATATGCTCAAAACAATATTGCCCGCAAATTTAGGATTTAACAGTATCAATATACTTACTCCGAAAGTAGTTAATACGCTGTATGTTTCTGTTGGAGCCGTGACAAACATAAACACATTAATCGAGATAGGAGGATAGAAATGGCAAGTATAAAAAGAACAGGAATAACTGACAAAGGAAAAGATTTGATAACTAGAGAAATTGCAGGAATAACGGAGCTGACATTTACGAAGATATCTGCATCAAGCAATAAACTAGCTGATACAGTAAACCTTGAAACGCTTATTAATATTGATGAAGTAAAACAGACGGTGAATGTCAGTAAAGTTGAGAAAATAGGAACATCGCAGATTAAAGTGACAGCCACGTTCAACAACTCAGGACTTATGAACGGGTACAGTATGGAAACTTTGGGAATTTATGCAAAGGATACAGCAGGAACAGAAGTTCTTTTTGCAGTTACTGTCGCGGGTACTGCCGACTTCATGCCTGCAACAAACGGGATTAATCTGAGTACGGTAACTGTGGAGCTTATATTTAACTTAAGCAATACTGATAATGTTTCATTATCTGTTGATACTGAGGCACTTGTGACCGTAGGAATGTTTGATTCTTTTAAGTCGGAAGTTAATAAAGATTATGTAAAATACACAGATCTTGCTGAAGAAAATAAGGCAGGGATAATAACGTATGCAAAAATTAAAGAAATAGCACCAAAGCCTGACTTGTCGCCTTATATTCCATTTAGTAAAGGGTATAGGGTAGATAATAATGTTGATTGGGTTTTAAGGGCAAATAAAAGTGAGACATGGATGCCACATCAGGCACTTATGTTCAACGAAAATGGAGATTATACAGGAACATTTCATACAAATGGAGGTAAAGCTTATTTCAAAGTGCCGAACAGGAATGGCGGAAACTGGTGTGAAATAATGGATAATTATGACATGGCTGCAAGAGATCAGAGAATGGATTCGATTGATTCAAATTTGAATACTGTCTGGAACACTCTGAACAATGACACTGTACGTGATGTAAGGTTAGTTGGCGGAATTGCTCCAATTGTTGCTCACGCAAATCAGGCAACAGAAAGAGGTGGCTATGTGGTTACTGGAGTAATCAATTTTAACTCAGATCATATTATTGATCACGTGCAAATGAGAGCGTTCCAAATAAGACGTGGCGGTGGAAATGGAAGCAACTGGTACAATGTTCCGTTTGGATAGAAATCAGGAGGTAAAAAATGAAATTTACAGTAGAAAGAACAGAAATAAAACAGTTTGAAGACGGCATGAAATATATCGCTATTTTTGATAAAGATAATAAAGACTGGTATGAGGAACTGAAAAAGTTTGATAAAGATACTTTAAAAGTTATGTATAACAAAGATACTCAATTAGTATTAAGTACAAATAAAGATGCATCTATGATAGCACCAACGATGTCGGGAGACGTAGTGGAAGAAATGGAATATCAGGAAGTAGAGATAGCCCCTGACAACTATTTTGTAGCCGGGAAAATCGTAAAGCTGAAAGAATGCGAAACAATAAAAGACGGAAAGATAGTATTTGACAGGGATAAGCGAATAGAACAGATTAAAAAGGAACTCTATGGGCTAAGACTGGAATATGACGTAGCTCCGTTTGAGTTTGAAGTAAACGGTGTTAAATACTTGCAGAACAACAGGAGTATAGACCAGTCAAATCTGACAAGAATAGTTGTTATGTGTCAGGCGATGAAAAAGACAGAGTTTGAAAACTGGAAATTCTACACAAAAGACGGTAGTGAAAAGTACGTGAATCTGACATTGCAGGACATGATGAAAATGGCAAATATAATGCAAGCTCATACAACAAAAGCTATGGCTACGGAAACTCTATTGTCACACAACTTGGAAAATTTAACTGATAAAGAGCTTAAAGAATATGATGCTAAAGACAGATACGAAAAAGCTTACAAAAATATGTAGGTTAATCGTGTTAAAATCTCACGATTAATCTCACGAATAAAGGAGGTATTTATGCAACTCGAAAAAGACAAGCTGTATATATCATTTCATAAGCCCCGCGGTGTAGTGGGGTTTTTAATTTCCGCCTGGACGCTAGGTGAATATAGCCATTGTGAATTTGTGTATAATGGAAATATATATCTAGCAAATCCAGGGGGAGTCAGGGATGGAAAATTTAAATATAAGAAAAATATAGATTTATTTGAGTTAGATAATAATATATGGGCATCTGATGTGATAGACTTTTTTAATGCTAACAAGGGTAAAGGGTATGACTATAAAGCAATAGTTGGAAGTCAATTTGCATGGTTTCTTAATGCTCAGGACAATGAGAAATTCTTCTGTAGAGAGTTCTGTCTAAATGCTATTGATTACGCATTACAATTCACATTGACATACAAAGGACAAACATTGGAGAAGAAAGGATATCATAAGTTTAATCCTACCCGGTTATTTAAATATTTAAAAAATATGGAACTAATAAAAGGAAAGGTGGAATAATAATGGAAATAGGAAATCTTATAGGAAGTGAATTCATGTATGAAGGGAAAGAATTAAAAGTCACAGGATTCAGAGTTGAAGGAGGTGAAATCATATTGACTACTGAGAATATAGGAGGTGATGCTGATTCAAAGAAAAAATATGTGCTATCAGATGCGAGTATTGAAAAAATGAAAGGGGTACATCCGAAACTGATTGAACTCATGAAAAAGGCAATAAGTAACAGCCCTTATGATTTTAAAATTGTACAGGGATTACGAACTGCCGAATATCAGAACAGTCTATACCAGCAAGGACGTACAAAGCCTGGTAAGATAGTCACAAAATTAGATGGTTACAACAGGAAATCAAATCATCAGGCAAAAGCTGATGGCTACGGCCATGCAGTAGATATAGCTGTTTGCGGTCATTATGATCAAAATGGAGACTATGTAAAATATACAACGGATGCAGAAATGTTTGACAACAAAAAACTTGTTGAAATTTCAGGGCACGTCAAGGCTGTAGCAAAAGAAATGGGAATGGAAATAGTATGGGGCGGAGACTGGAAAACTCTGTACGATACACCTCACTACGAACTTGTTTAACTAAAAAAATAATTCTAAGGAGATGATTTAAGATGACAGAAACAATGGTAAAAATGTATGTTATTAACAAAGTAGGAGAGCTTGCAAAAACTGCAATATACAGAAGTGAGATAGTAAATGCAGGAAAAGCAGG